TTTCAACCAGGGGCAACACGCGGCGCACATCCTCAACAGGCTGAGCCAGAAGAAACTCGTCCTGCGACCATGTAGCCGCCATCGTTTTCTTTGCAAAGTTAGCGGTCGGATACATCCCCGCAATACGGTCGATCATTCCAGATATTTGCATCGGTGTCATTTTATGCCCCTTGTCTGTTTAATAAAATCTAGATCGGTCAGGTTATTAGCATTGACAGTGAGTCGATTACCATAGCCAAAATCTTTAACCCCGTAATGCCGCATAAACTTGCTTCGACTAATACCCCCCAAAATCTTGAACCTTGGGTCAGCGGCGACCTGATCTTTCCGTGCTAGATGTGTAACCAAGACTGCTACATCAGCAGTGAAATCATTTTCGTCGTTAAAAATTAGTTCCGTCAAACTAGATGTTTTCACCTGCCAGCGCAAACCCCACGCATCCAGGTCACAGCCACCATCGCCACCCAAACTGACAGCGAACGACGGGACACATCCCAATGCTCTGCCGATAACCACTTCCCCCAATTTTCCTGTGACCATCACATCCAGACTTGTGCTGCTTTCATCGAACCATTTATCTTGCGCCCCGTTAGCCTGCTTAAACTTTTGCACCATCCGCGCCCATTCAACGACACAGGAAACGACATCGGCGGGCAACTCAACTATCACGGCGCACCGCCTTCATAATATTCGTGTATCGCAGGGGCGACGATTTCTTCCCACACCGACAGCCGCATCATCACTAAACCATCCTTCCCCCAACCGTCGGGCATCAAAACGGCGCGAGCAGGCTTATGGCGTGAGCCAATAGCCGTATCATTCGACAGCACTTGCGCCTCGATACGCACCCAAGCGGTCACAGCAGGCTGAATCTGTTTCCCCGCTTTAACCTCATTAGCGAATAAAGCATCCTGCCAGCGTTCTTCGTTACCATCCCCAAACTTGTTGGATGGGGCGACACCGAGCCGTTTGCGGGCTGTTCTTTGCTTGGCTAGTCCTTTACGCCTGTTATTCTTTCCACGCGCTACAGCATCCCCACAGCCCCGTATGCGGCGCTTCCCATCCCTACCAGCAACCCCCAAAGTACCAAACAGCGGGCAATCGGCAAGAGTACAGCGTTCCCTATTGCCCTGACATTCCCCTTTACGCTCATCAGCCATTCTGCTGCCTCAGATGAAAGTGTGTCAAGCCTTTACCACTACGCAACATGAAGTCGCAAAACTCAGGGTCGGCAAACTGGCGTACGAGCGCAGTATGCACGAAAATAAAATCGCTGCGATCATAAACATCCGTATCGGGCATCGGGTCAGGTAGAGGCGGCGAGTCTGGCAAAGTCCCGAAAGGATTACGACCACCATGCGGCACATACCAGCACAACATTTCGGATGGCACAACAAACCTCTGACCATCACCCCTACCACCGACCAGTTCAACGATTAAAAACTCGGTGTCGTCACTCATTATGTGACGGATGACGGAACATAGAACCCCGCCCCCGCTCTTTCAAGATTTCGTTGTCGGCATACCAATGATCGCGCATCCAGTTATATGGGCGAGGCTTGTAAACATCCCTATCCGCCCAGATCAGCAACGGAATCCCCACAGCCAACACCACCAAGACCAGTATCGAATTAATCATTTTTGTTCATCCCTTTCGTATCGTAGTTTCCTTCTCTCAGCAGGCGTGTACCCGCCGAACATTCCCCAACGGTCGTCGGCATCCTCTAAACCGATCACCATATCGAGGCACTCTTTACACACAGGGCACACCGCACAAATCTTTCTTGCCACATCCCATCGTGCCGACGCTAAAGTATCGTGAGGAAAAAATGGGGTGTTCCCCATCTCCAAGCATTCTGCTCTGTCCTGCCACTTCCGACGCATCCCTAGTTTCTATCATCGCGTGACCTTTCATCGTGGACACCAAAATTGTAGAGGGCATCCCGTAATGCTTCAATTGAAAGGCGGTCAGTCCCATCCAGGGCGCAGACCATGCGGGCAGCGTTCACCACAGCATGCAAAGACTCAAGCCACGCGACCTCGTTCTCATTCGGCTGGTACGGCACGGCTAGAAACTTTCCATGTTGAAAGCGATCAGATGCTTGATGAGGGCTGACCCCTGTTGCTTCGACAGATCGTTTAGCGAGCCAGTATTGAACATTTCACGCAAAATCGAAGTGATGTCCCCGTCGCATTTCTCTTTAGACAGTTTCGAAACGAGACCTTTCTGAGCAGCAGATAAACCCACTGTGCCAGTTAGCAAGGCGACAGGTTCAGCAGCAGTCGGGCGGGTCTTGGTAGTCCCCTCTGGGAACACCTCATCGGCGTTGAACACTTCAACCAGGCGGGCAACTGTGTCAGCCACCTGACCAGAATCGGCAGGCGGCAGTGTCTCGCCCTCAGAACGGACAACAGCCAACCGCACAGGCTGCGTGGTAGGCGCAGCAGCAGACGGGTGTGTTGAGGTATCCCAATCCGATTTTGTCCACAGGGAAAGACACAGCCCGAAACGCATGGCAGCATTCCGCAGGAAGTCCCCGACGAGTTCTTTATCAACATCCGATTTTTCGATCTTCGTTCCCCCAGTCCCATACCGTACGGTCTCCACCGAGCCGACACCTAACAAGGTTTTGCCGAGCAAAGTCATCCGACCCCACATCACAGCCGAACCACCGATCATCGTTAATTGTGGGCGACCATTTTCCCATGCGACTGGTTCCCAGTTCCACAGCGGGTCGATTTCAATCAGCATTCGAGTGATGTCAGCGTGCCCTACATAATCGAGGTACGCAGTCTGTCCTGTGCTGTTATTTTTTTTGGGTAACTTGCTGACCACTTTCTCATCGGGTGTCGCATACTGTTCTAACACTGCCCGCAGCATCAGGGCTGCGAGGTCTCTCTCATTCGTTAATGCTTCCATGTTTATGCCTTCTTTCTGTGGGTTCTCATCACCCTGAACGGGTGACCTGTTTTTTCGTATTCAGTTAATAACTCTGAGTGATCAGTTTTTAAGCGCACCATATCGAGCGAAGGTTTTCCTGCCTGCTGTTTCCAAGACACAGCCTTGACCCCATTCAACAGCCCAACCTCGTTACCCAAAAGCATCTGAGCAATCGCATCCTTTGCAGCAGATTCTAATTCGGATGCCTGCTTCGATTGTTGGCGGGCATCATCCAAAGCAATCAGCCAATCGACAGCCCCGACAGGTAACTCTATTTCGGTTGGAGTGACCTTCCAGATGTTGGCGATGTCCTCAGCCGTGTAATCGTTTATCTCGTCCAACGGTGGTGTGCCCTCATCTATCCATCCACCGAACTTGTCAGCCTCAGCGGTAAGCAATTCGATTGCCGCAGGGTTATCAGGTAGCGGGACGCAAGAGATTCGCTGATCACGGTCAAGAACAATGAACCAGACGGGGACACCCAGCACTGACTGTTGCGCCCATCCCTGCCAACACCACTCGTCAGGTAGATCGGTCTGATCATAAATCGAGTATCGGGTAGTGGACTTTGCTTCGACAGTAATCGTCGGAGACTTCTCGTTATCTACCCCATCCAAAGAAATTGAGAGGCGACCCTTGCGGTAAACCACATCGGGTGTAAAAATATTTCGACCCAAAATATAGGCTGCTTCTTTTAGTAGTGGTGCTTCCAGGATGTTGCCTCGACGGAAAACGGCTGTCTCAGGCTGGACTACAGGGGACAAACATTTGTTCGCAAACAACTTGGCGCGGGAAGTATATGTCGATGCCCCCATCAGCGCAGGAATATCAGACGCACCAAACACTGTCCGCCCCTCGGCATCACGCCACCTAGCGTGTAGCCATTCAAGACTTCCATGCGGGGACTTCGGAATTGTTTTCATCTCTCATACCTTCTTTCAATCGGTAACGCAATTAGATCGCAGGGGTGTAACACAGTTTTATCCGCCCCTCTTTGCCCTTTTTTTGTCTAGTTCAATCCAGGTTTCGTAGTAAACGGTGCCTTCCTCTGAACACGATTCGCATATCAGGCTTTCCCCGTTGTGTTCGGGAATAAAACCGCCGTCCATGTAAAGGTAGTCTCGGAAGTAAAGCCCCTCGTCATCTAGATGCCACCCGACTATCCCGCCGCAACCATCACATCGCAGTTGATTTATCTGCTGAAACTCGGGGTCGCCTTGAAACGATTTGTGCCACGAAACCGCGTCTATCAGTTCGGGCTGTGGATAGTCGTTCGGGTTATTTGATAGCCAACGGTCGTAATTAATTGTCATTACTTCACCCCCGTGCTGTTAAGTAGTGCGCGAACCTTTTTTGCGGTGGCTCTCGCAGAACTCCCAAGCCCCAAGAACTCACGACCCATGTAAACCCATTCGGTTGAGTAGTGCTCAGCATCATCGAGTAGTTCTTCCATATCTAAGCGTGACAAAGATACGGTGATCGTGTTCCTTTTTGTGTTGCGACTCAATATGTATTCGGTTGCGTCGCCTGATTTCGTGACGAGCCCTCGGTTCTCATGATCATCGAAGAATGTGTAGCCGATAGTGACTGCGATCCTCTCAGTGCTCATTTCGCAAACACATTCTGTCGGGCACTCACCAAAGCAGCACCAGAGTACAAGCCCAACGGGAAAGCATATTCGTATCCGCTGTTCTCATTGATGCGAATCTT